GCGTCAGTATTTTATCACGTAGGGAATGCACTCAAATACTTAATGAGAGCGCCTAGAAAGAACGGTTTGGAAGATTTAAAGAAAGCTAAACAAAGTGTTGAGTTTGCGATAGAGAATTGGGAGTGATGGTATATGAGTGTTCATTTTAGCAGTAAATCAAATGAGTGGACTACACCGCAATATTTATTTGATGAATTGAATGAAGAATTTAATTTCACGTTAGATCCATGCGCAACTGACGAAAATGCTAAGTGTAGTAAATACTTCACTATTGAAGATGACGGTTTAAGTAAAGATTGGTCAAATGATGTTGTGTTCATGAACCCACCTTATGGAAGAGAAATAAAAAAATGGATCAAGAAAGCGTACGAAGAAAGTTTGAATGGTGCAACGGTTGTTTGTTTGATACCAGCAAGAACAGATACAACATACTGGCACGATTTTATTTTCGATAAAGCAGATGACATTAAATTTTTAAAAGGTCGCTTGAAGTTTGGAAATAGTAAAAATAGTGCGCCTTTCCCAAGTGCAATAGTCATTTATGAATGTAAGGAGGCAAAACAATGATCTATTTAGGTGGCGACATGCTAAGTATAGGACAACAGATGCGTCGTGAGTGGGAGAAACAAGAGTTACAGCGATTAGGCTTTAAAGTGTACGCACCACATGACGATAAGGATATAAACGATAAAGCGAATGCTAACCAAGATAAACTAGCAGAACGTATTGTGTTTAATGACACATTAGGCATGGAAACAAGCGATGTCATGATATTCGACTACTTACCACATGCACAAGGGACAATTTGCGAAATGGGGTATGCACAGCACCTTAAAAGAGCAAGTGAGAAGGACATTAAGATTTATGTTCAATGTACTGACATTAGACAAGGGACAGGACATATTTCAGACGAGCAAGACCGAGCAGAGTTCAGTATCAATCAATATGTGTATGGCGTAATTATGGATATCACTGATGGTAGAGGTGTTCAGACCTTTGATGAGATATGTAAAGAGTTGGTGAACGCATGAAATTCATAGATATATGTAGTGGTATAGGTGGTTTTCGTTCTGCATTAGAGAAACACGGTCATGAATGCATGGCGTTTGCAGAGATAGATAAATTTGCAAAGCAAAGTTATAAAGCAATATACGATACAGAGAATGAGGAGGAGTTAGATGACATCACAAGCGTTACAGATGAACATTTTCGATTATACAGAGGACAAGTCGACATCATCACAGGGGGCTTTCCTTGCCAAGCCTTTAGTATCGCAGGGAATCGCAGAGGGTTTGAAGATACAAGAGGAACAATCTTCTTTCATATTGCGAGGGCGATTAAAGAGATCCAACCATCTTATGTATTACTGGAAAACGTCAAAGGGTTACTCTCACACGACAAAGGGAGAACTTACGGAACAATCGTTCAAGCGTTGGATGAATTGGGGTATTTCATCGAATGGGGCTTGTTTAACAGCAAATATTGGGGAGTTCCACAAAATAGAGAACGAGTATACATCTTAGTCACACGCAAAGACGTTTGGAAAGAACCTAAGTTATTCAACTTAGTTAAACAACAAACAAGCGTCGACACACGACTGGTTGACATCTTAGAGAAAGACGTAGACGAAAGTTACTACTTATCCGAAGAAAAGACAAGAAAGTTAACGTTGAACGAAGATTTAAGCGGTAGATTAAACCACTACGATTACAGAGATGTTGATAGTGTTCATAGTGTGAATAGGGTAAGTCCTACACTTAACACAATGCAAGGTGGGGACAGACAACCTAAAGTGGCAGTTCCAGTTTTAACGCCAGATAGAGTGAACAAACGACAAAATGGTAGAAGGTTTAAAGAGAACAACAAACCTATGTTTACGTTAACCAGTCAAGATAGGCATGGTATAGCAATAAGTGAGAATGTTTCACAACTCAAAAGGAAAAGTTTTGTTTCTAAAAAAGAATTCGGACGTATGGGTAAACAAGCGTGTGAAACTATGAATGAAAACATAGAAGAATTAAAAAATGGCACAACGGTAAATGCATATAATAAAACAATAGATCAAACAGGTTTAAGTCCTACATTAACAACTAGACCTGAAGGGTTTAAAACAGCGATTTTACCTATCACTGAAGATTTGAGAATTAGAAAACTAACACCTTTAGAATGTTGGAGGTTACAGGGCTTTACAGATGAACAGTTTTATAAAGCTAAAAATAGTGGAGTGAGTAATAGTCAATTATACAAACAAGCAGGTAATGCGGTAACTGTTAATGTCGTAGATGCGATTGTAGGTGAGTTGGAATGATCTTATCCAACACAATTAACCAACGCTATCGCTATGCTACACAAGGCAAGACACCTACACAGATACAACAGGAATTACGCAAGCTAGGTGTCAACGGCTTTGTGGTTAAGGTAGCTGGAAGTAGAGTGACATTGAAAGTAAGTGAGTGCGATATAAAAGGGAACAGGGAGTGTGTAAGGAATGGCAAAGATTAAACGTAAGGTAGAGATGACATTACCAGAATTAATTGAGTGGGGATGGGAGAATGAAGTTAGTGACAAGGCTTTTTATAGCAATCTTGATGGTGGTTCTGTGTATTTCGATAAAATTCAAAACTTGTCGATAGAGCATGAGATTGCTATAAATGAAACTTTCACAGTCGAAATTGAAGAAGAAATCGACGAGGATACAGTGTTTCCGGTGTTAGTAAAGACTTTAAAAAATGTAGTTGAAGAAACTAAGGTGGTCACTTATTACAACGCTAGTATTGAATTTTCTAAATCAAAAAACGAAACAATTTCTTATCACATTCTGAACGACGACGGCACAATGACTTTAATTTGGAAGGACGGTGCTATGGTGGAATGACAGTAACATTATCACAAAAAAGTTATGACGCATTGCTTGATGACCTTGAGAAATTGCGTGAGCGTAATGCAGAGTTAGAAAGAAAATTAGATAAAGAAATTAAGTTGAGTTATGAAATAGAAAAGAATTTATATGATACGTCTAAAGAGCATGACGAACTCATCAATGATATGGCAGAAGTGAAAAGGAAGGCAGAGGCGTTTGATGAGATTTTAAACGTTGACTATATAGTAGCGCCTGATGATTATGCACATGAAATCACAAAAATTGTAGACAAATATAAGGAGGTCAACAATTAATGTTTCAAGATATAGATAACTTACAAGAGACATTATGGCATATCGAGCAAGTAGATAAATCAATTCTTAATGCTTATCAAAATGAATTATTAAGTGCATCTAAAACTTATATTCAAACTTTATTAAAAGATTTGGAGAGTGATAGCGATGAGTGAACAAACTATATTCCTAGATGAAAATGACTTACTCAGCTTATTGAATGGTGGCAGTTTTCATACATTGGTCGGTGAACAAAAAGTAGTTATTAAGCAGTCGCCACTTAAACCACCAGTAGCACCTGCGTTGAATTACAGATATCAAATAGTTGATACAAAAGCAGAAAGGGAACGTTTATCAAGAATGGTACAACATTCAATTAATTCAAATATCGGAGGAACAATAAATGAAAAACGTAATTAAATTTGTAGGTAAATCAATAATTAGAACAGTAGTCACTAGAATAGTTAAGGACTTAATTGCAGCATATAAATTTACAGAGTATGCAAAAAGAGAACAATCAAAAGAAGAACAAGCTTTTTTCAGAGCGTGTAACAGAATAGGAATGTCTGATATTCAAATATATCGTTTATCACAAATTATGGAAGAAGAAACGGAGAGAAAATAATGGGAATTTTACCAATTAAATTATTATCAGAAAATGCAATCTTGCCAACGAGAGCAAATCCAACAGATAGTGGATTAGATTTATATGTCGCAGAAGATACAACTATTCCAACACATAGTACAGTCGTAGTACCAACACACATTGCAATTGATTTAGCGTATGGATATGAGGCGCAAGTGAGACCACGTTCAGGTAATTCACTTAAAACTAAGTTACGTGTAGCACTAGGAACAATTGATCACACTTATAACAAAGAAATTGGAATTATCACAGACAATATCGGTAATGAAGATATTACGGTGAAAGCAAAAACACGTTTAGCACAGTTGGTTGTTACACCGGTGATGTTACCAGAGCCAACGGAGGTGCAAGAGTTTGACGAAGAATCAGAACGTGGAGCGTATGGAAGCACAGGATACTAAGGACATACTAGAAAAAGTAAAAGAGGTGCTAGGGAAATGAAAGACTTTGAACAACCGACTGTAAAAATATTAAAAAGATTATTTGACGGAAAAGATGAAACTAATATTCATATATCTCATTTGAACCTAGTAGATTATGAAGTTATTGAAATGATAACTAATCATAAACTTTCAGAAACTCATACAAGAAATCAACATTTCAGAGATGTAGTGACTTTGAGATTTAAAAAGAAAGAATGAGTTGGTGATACTATGAAACAATTCCTAATCAGAGAATTCACAGATAGCACAGGTCACATTCACACGGATATAGAGAAAGCACGCACAAACGAAACTCTCTCTATTGTGGAGGCGGAGAGTAAGGAGCAAGCGTTGAAAGTATATAAAGCGCAACGTCAGAAAGAGGCTTTGATGTCCGTCATTAAAGGTTACAAAAAACTTAAGGAGCGATTGTTTAATGATTAAACGCATACTAAAAATATGGTTCATCATCGGAATGTATGAACTTAGTAAATATCTAACTAACGAACTTATCGTTAAGTTGCAGAGTGAAGATGATGTGGATACTGCACCTAAGGACTTTGCTAGTGAGAGTGATCAGACAGATTTGAATGGAGTAAGACGATGACAGGTTGGATAGTATTAATACCTATTGCTTATCTCGTTTGGATAATAGTTAAAAGTAAAATGGAGGGATAAATTGTGACATTAAGACGCTCTACACAGATTTATTTAGAAAGCGAATTAAGCAATTACAAGTATATTGATAAAGACATCGCACGTGTACGTGAAGAAGTACTTAATCCATGGCAACCAACTGATACAAATATCGGTGGAGAACACGTACACAGTAATATAAGCGTTACAGAGATAAAAGCGACAAGAGTAGTAAATGATAGACGTTTATCACAATTAGCAAGAATGAAATCAGCTATCGAAGTAGTATATCATTCCAGTACGCCGGAAGTTCAAAAGTTAATGGAACTATATTACTTCAAGAAACCTAGAACGTTAAATCTTACAGGTGTAGCACAAGAGATATGTGTTAGTAAGTCGACTGCATATGATTTAAGAAAAGATTTGTTAACTCGTTTAGCTGATGAATTAGGTATTATTCATTAATTCTGGAAAAGTTCTGGAAAAATAACATCAACTTAACCTATATAATGATATTGTGGCTACGGAAATAGTCATAACATACTCCTTTCTATTTAGTTACGTGAGAAAGTCTTCCTAAGCTTTTCAAATATTGAGGCCTATCTGAGAGAACACTCAGGTAGGTTTTTTGTATGCTGATATGACATAAAAAAACATGTGATATGAGTGTATAAACGCTTTAATATTCTTTAATTTGGAGGTGATTTGAGAAGTGAACTCAAAACAATTGAAAGCAATCGCATTAATGGTGGAGGGCAACTTAAATCAAAAACAAATTGCCGAAAAGTTAAATGTGTCCGTTCAATCCATAATAGCATGGAAAAAGAAACCGGAATTTCAAGAGGAATTACTTAATGCTGAGCGTAATCTACTAAAAGGACTGACTGGTAAGGCGATTAAGACGATGGAAGATTTATTAACTGCAAAAAGCGAGTTAGTTAGATACAACGCAGCAAGTGACATCTTAGACAGAACAGGGCATAAGCCTACTGACAAAGTTGAGGCAGAAGTTATCACACCAACCTTTATAAACGATGTGCCAGCCAATGACTGATAAAACGTTAAGCATTACAAACACTATCGGTGGTGGTTATAACGAGTTTTGGCACAATAAAAACTTTTATCGAGTTGTAAAAGGTAGTCGTGGTAGCAAAAAGAGTAAGACAACTGCATTAAACTTTATATACAGATTAATGGAATATGAGTGGGCTAACATTCTTGTCGTTAGACGATTTAGCAATACTAATAAACAATCAACATATACAGATTTAAAGTGGGCTACTAACCAATTAGGCGTGGCTCACTTATTTAAGTTTAATGACAGTTTACCAGAGATTACCTATAAACCGACTGGCCAAAAAATATTATTCAGAGGACTTGATGATCCGTTAAAGATTACATCAATTACTGTTGACAAAGGAATATTGAGTTGGTGTTGGATAGAAGAAGCATATCAAGTTGAAACCTACGATAAATTCGCAACACTTGTTGAATCTATTCGTGGTAGTGTTGACAGTCCTAACTTCTTTAAGCAAATTACAATCACATTTAACCCTTGGAGTGAGCGTCATTGGCTTAAACCAACGTTCTTCGATAAAGATACACGATTAAACAATACGTTTTCATACACAACAACTTATCGAGTAAATGAATGGCTTGATGAGGTCGATATTGCACGTTATGAGGACTTGTACAGGACAAACCCTAGACGTGCAAGAATTGTATGTGATGGTGAATGGGGAGTAGCTGAGGGGCTTGTATTTGATAACTTCGAAGTGAAAGAGTTCGACTGGTTGAAAGTATTCAAACGAACACAAGAAAAAGCACATGGTAGTGACTTCGGATTTACTCACGATCCAACTACGTTAATTAGTACCGTTGTAGATATGAAGAATAAAGAATTATGGATATACGATGAACACTATGAAAAAGGAATGCTCACTGATGAGATATATCAAATGTATGTTGATAAAGGATATAAAGATGCACTTATAGTTGCAGACAGTGCTGAGAAACGTTTGATTGCAGAGATTAAGCGTAAAGGTATTCCTAACATTAAACCGTCAATCAAAGGACAAGGCTCAATCATGCAGGGCGTTCAGTTTATACAAGGATTTAAGATATATGTGCATCCAACCTGTGTAAATACGATTGAAGAACTGAATACTTACACATTTGAGCAAGATAAGGAAGGAAACTGGTTGAACAAACCAATAGACGCTAACAACCATTTGCTAGATGCACTTAGATATAGCCTAGAACGTTTCCATTTGCCTCATAAACAGACGAAAACAAATGTTAGGAAGAATATTAGCACCATTAAATCAATGGGCTTATAAGGAGGGATAACGCTTGTTAAAAGTAAATGAATTCGAAAGAGATGCAGAGTATCGACAACATCGAGATAAGATATATAGACGTGACGCAGTAGAAACATATCGTTACGATGGTACGTTAAGCGAGATACTAGATGACTATGATTTCATCAGTGAATGTATTAGTCATCATTTAGAGGCACAAGTGCCTAGATTACAAATGCTTGACGATTATTATCAAGGGCTTAACTACAACATCATGCGTAATCGTAGACGTAGAGAGAAACACTTAGCAGATAATCGTGCAGCACATGATTTTGCGTCATATATTGCAGATTTTATCAACGGTTATTGTTTCGGTCATGCGATACAAGTGCAAACAGAAAATGAAGATGCTCAAGAAAAGATTAACGGGCTACATAACCTTAATGACATCGACACACACAACCGTTCAATCGGATTAGACTTGTCTATCTTCGGTCGTGCTTATGAATACATTATCCGTAACCAAGATGACGAGGTTAGATTATACAAATCTGATCCACGCAACACATTTGTGATTTACGATAATACAATTGAACAAAATAGTTTAATCGCAGTGAGGTACTGGCAAACATCAACAAGAGAATATGAAGATACAGATATTTACAATGTAGACATCATTACACCTAATGCGACTAATTTCTTTTATGCTAATAAGTCTACTAACCTATCACTGCAAGAACGCAGACCATCAGAGCCGCATTCATTTGGTAAGGTAACAATCACAGAGTTTAGCAATAACGAAAAGCGTCGTGGGGACTTTGAGAAAGTTATTCCACTTATCGACTTATATGACAATGCACAATCAGACACAGCTAACTACATGAGTGATTTGAACGATGCGATGTTATTGGTAATCGGTAATATGGAACTTGATAGTAATACAGCACAGTTACAAAAAGATGCGAATGTATTTCATTTAGTCCCACCAGAATATACAACAATGGACGAGAAAACGACAGAGGGTAATGTAGACGCTAGATACATTTATAAAGAATATGATGTAAGTGGTGTTGAAGCATATAAAGACAGAATCAGTCGTAACATTCATATGTTCACGAATACGCCAGATATGACTGATGAAAACTTTGGTGGCAATCAGTCAGGTGAGGCAATGAAATATAAACTGTTTGGTTTAGAACAACGTACTGCTATCAAAGAAGGTTTATTCAGGAAAGGTTTGCGTAGACGCTACAAGTTAATCGGTCAGATTATGCATATCAATCGTGAACTAAACAGTGATGCTATTCAAGATTTAACATTTACATTCACACGTAATATACCTAAATCAGTCAAAGATGAAATGGATATGTACTTACAAGCAGGTGGACAAATCAGTCAACAATCATTGATGTCGCTCGTGTCGTTCATTGATAACCCACAACAAGAGATGGAACGTATTGAAAATGAAGAAGATATTCAATTACAAAAATCAGATGAACGCATGTACAACCAAGAGGGTATAGATAATCACATTGATAATGAGGAATGATGATCTATGACTTATTGGGAAGATAGAGCAAAAGAAATTATTGATGAAGAAAGTAAATCGGATTATGAGATTGCTCGAGAGATACAACGTATTGTTGATGAAATGAACGCTGATATCGAAGATGAGATCAATCGTTTCTATGCAAGATATGCAACAAGAGAAGGTATTACATTATCTGAAGCTAAGAAGAAAATTGATGCAGTAGATGTACAACAATTCTCTCAAAAAGCTAAAGAATATGTAGAAAACAAAGACTTTAGCGAGAAAGCAAATCAAGAATTGAAAGCCTACAATACTAAAATGTATGTGAGTCGTGAGAAGTTACTTCAAGCACAACTCGGTTTGATTGTAACCTACGCTTATGCACAGATTGAGCAATCTATGTATAACTACATGGAGAGTGCTTATTACAGAGCATTAAAGCAACAAGCAGGTATCTTAGGAGAAACACTTCAAGTGTCTATAAATGACGTTAAAACAATCATATTTACACCATTTGAAAATCATAAGTGGAGTACAAGATTGTGGTCGGATATGGAGACAGTAATACGACACGTTCAAAAGACGACACGTCATGTATTACTACGTGGGCGACACCCTTATGAGTTCATCAAAGACATGCGTAAAGATACAGGAGCAACAACTTACAACATGAAACGACTATTACTAACTGAAACTGCTAGAGTTCAAACGTTAGCGTCTAAACGTCATATGCTTGAAGAACATGGACCAGAATCTGAATATCAATTTGTAGCAAAAATGGATAGCAAGACTACGAAAACATGCAGGAGTTTGAATGATAAAACGTTTAAAGTAAAAGACATGGTGCCGGGTGTGAATGCTCCGCCTCTACATCCTTTCTGCAGAAGTACCGTCGTTCCGCACATTGATGAAAACTGGCGTGATAAGTTCTTCGAAGAACGTAAAGGTAAATATTTCGGAGGTGTGGTTAAATGACAAATGCACTCGAACGTATCGCCGACGCTTTAGAACACATTCATGTAGAACTGAAGCGTCTGAACGATACAAATCCTAGTAACCAAGCACAAGCGAAACCTAAGCAAGATAAAAAGAAATCATTTGAACCTAAAAACTTTATTTGAGGTGGTACTCATGAGAAGTCGTAACGTGAAAATGGTGATCCAATTATCTCGTTGGTAGCATACGTTAGCTACTTGACCTAAGTAAGTCATTAAACTGCTCATAAACATACTAATAACTAATTATAAGGGTTAAGAAACTTGTTTCCCTATCAAAATAAATCTAGCGCACTAATCGGGCTTAACTGACTGATTGGGGCGCTTTTTTTATGCGATAAATTCGAGAACTTAACGTTTATGAGGAGGATAAAAAATGATTAAAGATGACTTATACAAATTAAATTTACAGTTTTTTGCAGAAAACGAAGGCGATTCTGAAAACACTAACGAAGATGATAATAAAGAGTCAGAAAACGATAACGATAGCAAGCAAGAAACTTATACAAAGAATGAAGTAGACTCGGCTATCAGTAAAGCAGTAGACAGCGCATTGAAGAAACGTGAGCGTAAGCACCAGCAAGAATTAGAAAACGCTCGTGAAGAAGCTAGAAAAAAAGCTGAAAGCTACGCAAAACTAACTGAAAAAGAAAAGCGCGATAAAGAAATTGAAGAACGCGAGCAAGCGTTAGCTGAAAAAGAAAAAGAGTTTAAATTGCGTGAACTTAAATCTGATGTTGAGAGTGACCTTAAAGATAAAGGTTTACCTACTTCATTCGCAACGTCACTTATTCATTTAGAAAATGTAGAAAAAATTAATGAAGCTGTAAAAGAAATTAAATCAGATTTTGACAATGCAGTACAAGAGCAAGTCAAAGAAGTTACTCGTCAATCTACACCGAGCAATCAAAGTAGTAGTTTTGGCGGTCGTCAAACAAACGGAAAGTCGATTCAAGAACTTGCTAATGAAAATAGAATTATAAAATAACGGAGGTATCAACCTATGGCAGATGTAAAACCACAAGTATTCAACCCAGATCATGTAATGATGCATGAACATAAGGAAGGCGAATTATTAAACGAATTCAACAAACCTATCCTTTTAGATGTATTACAAAACTCAAAAATCATGCAATTAGGTAAGTATGAAGATATGAACGGTAAATCTGAAAAAGAATTTACTTATTGGGCGGATAAACCGGGTGCTTACTGGGTAGGCGAAGGTCAAAAAATCAGAACTACTAAACCTAGCCTAGTAAGCGCTAAAATGCGTTCTCATAAATTAGGTGTAATCGTTGTTGCATCTCGTGAGTTCTTAAATTACACTTACTCACAATTCTTCGAGGCAATGAAACCACAAATTGCTGAGCAATTCTATAAGAAATTTGATGAAGCTGGCTTATTAAACGTTGATAACCCATTTGCTCAATCAGTAGAACAATCAGTAAAAACTTCAGGTAATACTGTAAATGGAGAAATCAACTTAGATAACGTATTAAAATTAGAGGATAAATTATTAGAACATGATGTAGAAGCTAATGCTTTCTTATCTAAAACACAAAACCGTACAGCTTTACGTGGTGTGCGTGACGAAAACACTAACGAAAGCTACTATGATCGTTCATCTAATACATTAGACGGACTTCCAGTAGTTGATTTAAAATCTGATGAAATTAAAAAAGGCGACTTATACGCTGGGGACTTTAATAAAATGTTCTACGGTATTCCTTACAATATGTCTTATAAAATTTCAGAAGATGGTCAGTTGTCTACTGTACAAAATAAAGATGGTAGTCCAGTAAACTTATTCGAACAAGAATTAATTGCTTTGCGTGTAACTATGGACGTTGCATTCCACATTGCAGATGATAATGCATTTGCTAAATTAACAGCTGGTTCTGGTTCAACTAGTGGAAATACTGAAACTGTCTAATTAATCTAAGGAGGTCTAGCTCATGGCTTATTCATACGAAGTAGTACGACCATTTGTAGACGCAGAAGATAAAAAACCATATGAAGTTGGCGACATTTATCCTACTGACATTACAGATGAGCGTATTACTCAATTACTACACGCTGATAACAAATATAATAAACAATATATTAAGTTAGTTGTAGATGGCAAGAACACAAAAGCAGAATTAATTGAAATTGCACATAAACATGGTATTGAAGTATCTGAAAAAGATACTAAAGCAGACATCTTAGACACATTGGAGGGATAATATGGCGACATTAGAGAATGTTAAGCTATTACTCTCTATTAACGATAATGTTCAAGATGAGTTGTTAAAAAGAATAATAGATAACACTGAAAAGCGTTTGATTAGTTTACTTCCTATCGGTATTGATGAAGTTCCAGATAGATTGGAATACATCGTAGAAGAAGTAGCGGTCAAGCGCTTTAATCGTGTTGGCGCAGAAGGTATGACGCAGGAAAGTGTAGATGGGCGTTCTAATACGTTTCAAGCAAACGACTTTGACGAATATATGGACGTAATAGATCAATATACGCCACGAAACTCAGATAAACGTGGGGCAGGTATTTTCTATTGAGATATAACAAAAGAGTCATGTTTGCTAAAGAAACGAAAGGACAGTACAACCCTAAAACAAACAGAACTGAAACATACGAAAAGCGCTACGATGCAATACCATGTAATATCAGTCCACTAAGTCCACAAAAAACAGTGGTGCAATACGGAGACATCAACAAAGACATCAATGTCATACGTTTAAACGGTCATTTTGAGCCTACTGTGACGCATGCTTATATTAACGATACTAAGTATCAGATAACCAAAAGAATTGATTATGAACACGATACAGTGTTCTATATCGAGGAGGTTAAGTAATGCGTTTCGGTGGTGGCGATTTAGACGACTTAATCAGAGATTTTGACCGAATGAACAATGATATTGATGATGATGTTGACGAAGTGTTGCATGAGAATGCGATTGAATTTAGTGCAGACACAGTTAAAACTGCTAAAGAAGTAATGAACAAAGGTTATTGGACTGGTAACTTAGCAAGAATGGTTGAAGATGCTAAAGAAGGACATCTTAAATACGGTATCACTTCTAAAGCTGGTTATTCATCTTTTTTAGAATATGGAACCAGATACATGGAACCAGAAACGTTCATGTTCCCAGTCTACCAAGAGTTCACTAAAAAAGTCAGAGCAGACCTCGAAAGATTAATTAACGGTTAGGAGGTATGCGATGAAACAATCGGTGAATTTACAATTGTTCAATTATCTTTATACAAGGTTTGAAGAACTTGGCGTGCCTATCATTCGCACCAGTGAGCTCAATCAAGAATTACCTTATCCATTTATCGCTATTCAAAGCATTAGAGATGATATACATCGTTTAACTTTTGACAGTTACAGTGGCAGTCCTACTGCAATTATTCATATTTGGTGTACAGAAGATGATAAGGGTAAAAATGATGAGTTATACATTCAAGTGCAATCTATCCTACTAGATGAGATACAACTAGATGGATATACATTGACACTCCCACAAATAAGTGTGAATGAAAGTACAGAGCAAGAAACGAATCAAGTGTTATCTCATACAACGATAAATGTAGAGTACGCAAGTCATTAAATTGGCTTGCTTTTTTAATACAAAAATTTAGGAGGTATTCAACCTATGCCAACAAAACAAGGTACTGATGAACTAGTTTTAATTCGTAAATTAGGCGATAGAAAAGATGCTAACAAAGTGATGTTAGTTACTGAATTAGAACGTGAAACTGAAAAAGACAGAGATACAGAAGCTACATTTGATGGCTCAGTTAACTCTGGTGGGACATTAGAGTCTACTGTAACAATCAATTGCTACATGGACCAAAAAGACACGTTATGCGATGAAATCGAGGACGCAACAGAAGATGATACGCCATATGAATTATGGGTAATCAATAAGCGTGTTCAAAATAGCGAAGGTAAGTACAAAGCTGAATATAGACAAGGTTACTGGAATAGTATCACTCGTACTAATGAAGCAGACGGTATCGCTGAATTTGAAACAGAGTTTGGCGTTTATCTTAAAAAACAACGTGGTTATGCTACATTACCGCAAGCAATCGAAGCAAACAAAGCTGCTTATGGCTTCCACGATACTGTTGCATCTGATCCAGCAGACGACGGTTTGGCTGAAAGTATTCCACAACCAACAGAAGTTGAAACTGTATAAATATGAGGGGGAACATCCCCTCTTTTTTATTTGCGCAAATAAAAAAAGAAGTGAGGTATTTAAATTATGCACATTAAATTTAAAGATAAAGAATTAGAATTATCATTCGGATTAGGTTTTTTAAATAAGATTGATAAAGAATTAGGTTTAGAAGTTGAGCAAATGACAATCGGACAAGGTTTGAATATGTTGGTACCTAACCTACAAAACGGAAATGTTGTTGCATTAGCTAAAGTAATCAAATCAGCAACTGCTCATCATAAAAAGAAACCACAAACTGATGAAGAAATTGAAACAGTTTTAGAAGATATCGCAGAAAACGAAGGTATTGATACTTTTAGTGAACAAATCATCGAAGAATTGGGAAAGAGACCTTTAACCCAAAACCTAGTGCCAGACGAGTACAAACAAGACAAGAAAAGCAAGAAGTAAATGATGATGTATTAACGTTTGATAAAGTCGTCATTATCTGTATGAGTAAATTAAAAATGTACGACTTAACCAAAATAGAAATGATGACGTTAAGAGAATTCAATTATCGCATGTGGTCGTTGGAATACGAACAACTCGATAAAGATATGGATATGTACAAACTTGCTTTTGCTATACGTGACGCTCAGGCTGAACAAAAGAAACGTGGTGGCAAAAAGGGAGAAACTGAGTATCGTTTTAGAAGTGCTAACGACATCATGGACTATGAGGAAAACGTTAAGCGTCTTAATAGAGGGGAGCCGTTAAAATTTGGCTCTGACTCTAAACGTGATACCAATGCACCTACCGACTTACTAAAATTAATTGCAAGTCATAACAATTCTTTAAGAAAGGAGTGATAACGTGGCAGAAGCGAATTATAGTATTAAAGCACAGATTGAGGCGAATACACGTAAGTTTAAAAGTGCTATTCAATCGGCTAAGAAAGTGGCTCAAAGCTTTAAGAAAACACAAGAGTCGATTAAAGATACTAAATTAGATGGCGACTCATCAGGTGTTACTAAAGCAGTAGAAGCTGCTAAAGCAAGTGTTGAAAGTTTTGATGGAGTAGAAGGTAAAGCAGAATTAGATGTTGATTCTAGTAAATTAAGAGAACAAGTTAATGCTGCTAAGGGTATTGTAAATAGTTTTGACCACTTACACGCTGACGCAGAAATATCAGCAGATATAAAGCGCGCTCAAACGAATATAAAGTTTTTAGAAGAATATATTAATAAAGTTGATAACAAAGATGCTGACATTGATGTATCGGCGGACATTTCAAAAGCAATGAAACGTCTCGATATTTTACGAACTAATTTATCTACAATTACTAACAAAAACTACGATACCGAATTAACAGCAGACGCAACTAGAGCGAGAGAAGCAATAAAACGTGCTAAACATGAATTGAATGATTTTGCTAGACAACGTGCTAAAGCAACGGTGGAAGTAGATATGAAAGCCGCAACTACTAAAATTCAATGGTTCAAAGCTATGCTACGTTCTATTCCTAACCGACATCGTACTCGGCTTGACGTAGATGGTAACCCAGCAATGGCTTTTTTCAAACAATTACACAAAGGTTTAGCAGATTACAGTAATTCATTAGATAAATTAGCAAATGATATCAGATCATTTGGAACAGTATTCGGTAACATGATTAAAGGTTCGTTACTCTCTAATATTTCCTTACTTGTTCCAGCAATTGCAAGTGTTGTACCTGCTTTAATGGCAGTGTTAAATGCACTGGGCGTAGTTGCTGGTGGTGCGTTAGGTTTAGCTGGTGCATTTGGTGTAGCTGGTGCTGGTGTAGTAGCATTTGGTGCTATGGGAATCAGTGCTTTAAAAATGTTATCTGACGGTACATTACAAGCAACTAGAGAAACAGAACGTTATCAAGCATCATTAGACAGCTTAAAGAGTGCGTGGGCTGGACTTATCCAACAAAACCAATCACAAATCTTTAATACATTAGCAAATGCGATTGATACTGCTAAAGTTGCGTTAGCTGGACTTACACCATTTATCAATGGCGTATCTAAAGGAATGGAACAAGCAAGTGCTAAAATGCTTAATTGGGCTAAAAACTCACAAGTAGCACAAAAGTTCTTTGAGATGATGGGAACGACTGGTGTAAGAATATTTAACAATATGTTAGATGCTGCTGGCTCATTTGGTAGTGGTTTAGTTAGTGTACTTACACAAATAGCACCATTAGCCGAGTGGGTATCACAAGGCTTCAAAAAAATGGGGCAAGCATTTAATGAGTGGGCGCAATCTGTTGAAGGTCAAAATGCAATTAAATCATTCATTGAATATACTAAACAGAATTTGCCATTGATAGGTCAGATATTCGGTTCAACGTTTAAAGGTATCTTCAACTTGATGAAAGCATTTGCTCCTAACACTCATTTAGTATTACAAGGTTTAGCAGATATGGCTAAGCAATTCGAGCAATGGAGTTCGACAATTGCAGAGAGCGATGGATTCAAACAATTCATTCAATACGTTCAAGAGAACGGTCCTAAACTCATTCAACTGATAGGTAATATCATTCGTATTCTTATTAATGTTGGTGTAGCTATGGCACCTTTAGCATCAGTAGTTTTAAATGTGGCGTTAGCTATTACTAAATTTATAAGCAAACTAACAGAAGCAAGTCCTATAATTGGTATGATTATAGGGATTGTGGCAACGTTAGCCGGAATATTAATGGCATTAGCACCAGCATTCATTTTTGTAACTCAAGTAATTATCCCCCTTATTACTACATTCGGTGGTTTAAGTGGAATTATTAGCGTAGTTATGAGTGCATTTGAATTTTTAGGTGGCGTACTTACAGCGTTATCTGGTCCAGTAGGAATAGTAATTGCAGCAGTTGTAGCAGTGATTGCTGTATTCGTAGCTTTGTGGAACTCATCTGAAGTAGTTAGAGATGCAGTTACAGGTGCATGGAAAGCTATATCCGGAGCAGTTGGAAATGCAGTTAAAGCAGTTATTAATTTCTTCAAGGATTTACTAGGCCAAATGGATTACGTTAAAGGTGCTGTCGACTCTCTTGGTGCAATGTGGGACGGTTTCGTTACCATTGTTGAAGGTGCTATCAAATTGTTATCACCAATATTCGAATTAGCATTTAATACAATAGTAACTATTGTAAAAGTAGCTTGGGAAGTCATAAAAGCGGTTATAACAGTAGCTATGCACGTGATAGTTGGTACGATTACCACTTTACTCCAAATATTAACACTAGATTGGCAAGGCGCATGGCAAACACTCCAAAAATCAGGTCAAGCGATTTGGGACGCTATTGTTCAAGCAGTGATAAATATCTTTAACATTTTAAAAGAAGCATTATCTTCATTATGGCAGGCAATTGTCGATATGTTCTCGGCTATATTCGGACCATTAGCAGAAATAGCATCGAACATATGGAATGCGATTGTACAAGCTGTTTTAACAGTAGTTGTTCAATTAGGTGTATTCCTAATGAATTTATGGACTTCTATTGTTACAACTGCACAAACAATCTGGACGACTTTAGTCACAGTAGCTTCCACAATTTGGCAAATGATCGTTACTACAATCGTTACAGTAGTTCAAACGCTAGGTGTGTTCCTATCAACAATTTGGACTACCATTGTGACGGTAGCTACAACGATTTGGACGACTTTAGTCACAGTTGCGCAAACGATCTGGACTATGTTAGTTACGGTAATTACAACAGTGGTTCAAAGTATAGTAAGTTTCGTTCAAGCTGGTTGGAGTTTACTTTTATCAGTAACAAGCGCAATCATGTCTGCAATTTCTGCATTCATAAGCGCTATTTGGTCAGCTATTGTTAGTATTATCACTTCGATTGTATCAAGCATCATTTCGTTCGTATCAAGTGGTTGGTCGTCGTTAATGAGTGTCACTTCATCAATCATGAGTGCCATTTCTAGCTTTATTTCAAGCATTTGGTCATCAATCGTTAGTTTTATTACTAATGCAGTATCAAGAGCGGTTAGCTTTGTATCAAGTGGTTTTTCTAACATGCTTAGCGCAGTTGGTTCTGCAATGTCCGGAATTGTAAGTGCAGTAATAAGTGGTATGTCAAATGTTGTTAGTTCTGTAAGAAATGGCGTATCTAATGCTGTAAATGCTGCTCGTAGCTTTATAGGTCATATGGTTTCTGTTGGTCGCGACTTAATCATGGGACTTATTAATGGTATTAAAGCAATGGCAGGACAAGTTGCATCTGCTGCAAAAAATGTAGTAATGGGTGCAGTTAACGCTGCTAAAAGTGCTTTACACATCGGTTCACCTTCTAAGTTATTTAAACAATATGGTGTATGGACTATGGAAGGTTTAGGCATCGGAATTAATAAAGAAGGTAAAAATGTTATCAGTGGAATGGGTAGCATGGCTAATAGTATTACAGACGCGTTTAATAGTAATTTAGCAATTCCGGATATAACTGCCAACATGAAGAAAGTAAACGCTAATATGAACGCTCAAGTACAACATACGCACAACATCAAAACAAACCCTTCACAACGTGTTGTCCGCATTGAAATGGACGTAAACAACGAAGCATTAGCAACGATTGTGAATGGTCAAACTGCAAATGACGATACGGTATTTTCATTCTAAGGAGGTCGTTCAATGGATATAGAAATTAAAAAAAAAGACGGACAACGTTATACTTTGGGCGACTTCGGTTTCAAAGTGACTAATGTTACCGTTGAAAGTATTGAAAAAGAAACAGATTATGAGAAAAAAGAAAATACAAGTGGTCGTATTCTTCTAAGTAGTCAGTATCGTAAACGAAATATTACAGTTGATTGTTATGTAGTTTCTACTAAACTAAACGATAATTCACGTTTACGAGATGAGTTCTATTCACTAACTAATAGTAACGAACCTATTTATATTAGGGAGTTAAGACGAACAGTTCCACTTAACTACCGCTTTATACAACCTACTGGTAAGGACTACCAAGAGATAGATGAATATAACAACCTTGTATTTAACCACGAGCCATTTAATGATAATTATTATGTGAATGGTAAACAGTATCAAGTGATGTGTTCAGATGTAGTAGTACCCGAAGAAAATGGGCGTAAGATTAACTTTTCAATTAAGTTCGAAACAGTAGAACTTCCATTTGCTGAAAGTATTGGAACGTCATTGGCATTAGAGAAACGACCCGACAGAGAATTGTGGTCGAATGATATGTTAATTCCTTTTGACGAAGAAAATATGCGTCGTAAATATACATTCACTAATGTATATAACAGTTCAGTGTATTATCACGGGAATGTACCTAATGACCAATTCAACTTATTCAAAAAAGTAACAATTGTATTAGGAAAAAGTGTTAAAGCATCAGAGATATTCCAATTTACGCTAGGTAGCAGTGATGTTATGACAATTAAAAGGGCTAACTTAAAAAAAGGCGACAAGATTGTCTATGACGGTGTACAAACATTTAGAAATGGTATTCCTATTAACGACTTAGCATCAAATGCACAACCAAAGTTTTATCCCGGTTGGAATAATTTTGAATTCAATCAGCAAGTTAAATCAGTAACATTTGACTTGAAATTTTATTACTTGTGAGGTGTAGACATGCCAATATTAGTTACTCCAATACGTGGGCGTAGTATTCCATTGTACGTGTCTACTACCGAAACATCTAAACTTGGTTCTGACATAATATTACAATTCGAAATTGTTGAAGATGAGTTTAATTATCAAATTGTCAGAGGTTTACAAAAAAGATGGACTATATCAAGAGTACAAGGTCCGAAAGACAAAAGAGAATATGTAGTATTTATTATTGATAGACAGACACATGGTAAGAAACAACGTGTGTCTGTCTCTTGTCGTTATAAACCATTAGACATCATTAAACACACTCGTGTTTACGATACGATAGACGGTAGTTTTACAGCTGACAACTTCCTTAGACGTATTTTCAGCGGTACTAAATTGAAGTATAGAATAAATGGTTCCCTTGGTTCATCTCGATTTGAAGATGCTGGCGAAGGTGAAAGTTTAGAAGATTTGATTAAGAAATTTTGTAGTCACTTCGATGTAGAATTCGACATTGAGTTCGATAGCAAGAAAAAGACTTACACATTCGTATTCACGCCTTTTTTGAGTAAAGATGCTACTTATCACATAGACGACGAAATCAATGCTAATAATATGAAGGTTGAAGAAGATAGTAGTGAGTTATACACATACGCTGTTGGTTACGGTGATTATGATGATGATGATGGTATTAAAGGGGCTGGACTCATTATGAAATTTGAGCACCCTGATATGAAAGACTATGGTCGTTATGATGCGCCACCAATTAAGGATGGTCGTATCAAAGATGAAGAAGTGATGCACCAAAAACTTCAATCATTAATCGAAAGTTCAGTTAAAACATCAATTAGTTTAGATTTCATTGCTCTGAATAGACACTATCCAAACGCTGTTCCTAAAGTAGCTGATATCGTTAAGATTAACCACTCCATATTAGGTATTAATGAATTTGTTCGTATCGTTGATGTAAAAACAGTAAGGGATAAAGACAATGTTATTGTCAAACAAGACGTTACTCTAGGAGATTTCAAACGTGTGGATAGATATAAAAAACGTGTAAGTGAAGCAGCAGCAGCGGTTGGTGGATTAGGAGGACGAAGTAGTTTCGTCAACACATATAAAGTAACAACTGCCAAGACAAACGCAGCTATTAGAACCACACAACGCCAACAAGAAGAAGGCGAAGGTAGAGGTATGAGGATTACTAAAGAAGACGGTACAGCTGTTGATTTGAGTAATGCTGAATTCGTTGTAGATTCCAATGGCAACTTAAAACTAAAGTAGGAGGTCTGACATGAGAAAAACGATATATACCGATTTAGATACAATCTTTGGCGCTCGTTTTGTTAGAGAAAATGAGTTAAATTTTATTGCCACAAGAGATATGTTAACAAATATCGAAATGATATTAGACAGACATGGTCGAAGAGAGAAGAAAGCACACACATCTGAACAAATTAAACATACACTTCCTACGGGTCCTAGTATTACGGTTGGTAAAGAACTTCATTATCAAAATGAACGTATTAGAAATTTAGTATTAGGCAATTTAGGAAATGGACAACAAGAGGTCCGTGACAGTCGTGTTTCTATGGATGGTCAAAGTCACCCATTATTGTCTGAACGTCTAAAACACGATTTTTCACGCATTGAAGAAGAAACAGATAAGTTGTTGAACGTTACTGACGACCCTGCATATTTATTTAATCCACCCTATATGAAAAGTGCTGAACGTGGTGTAAACGAAACGCCGTTAAGTAACGATCCAACTGAAAATTTAAAAGCTTTTTATGATGTGTTTGTCGATAATAAATATTGTTTCAAAAAGTATATTGGTAAAGACCAATCAAACACATACAACGTATATAGTTATACTTTTGAACCAGAGCATTACAGTAAAACAGTATTAGTCACTTGTTGTATTCATGGTAATGAGTATAGTGCGTTTTACGCTATGAGCCGTTTTATGAACTTAGTTGTAAACGAGTGGGAAAAATACCCACAACTCGCTTATTTAAGAAAAAATGTGCGTATTGTCATGGTTCCTATCGTAAATCCATGGGGCTTTGCTAATCAAGAACGTGAGAATGTAAATAATGTTGATTTAAACCGTAATTTTGATTACTACTGGGAAAATGGTAGTGGTAAAAGTCCAAGTGGTAAGAATTATAAAGGCTCTAAAGTATTTAGTGAACGTGAAAGTAGAAATATGAAAACACTTGTTGAAAGTTTAGATGAAATTACAGCACATATGGACTGCCACAACATCGTATCTCAAGTTAGTGATTATTGCTTATTCTACCCTAGATTTGCAAATCAACCTAACAACGAAATGACACAACTCTTAACAGAAATGTCAGATTATGGCGATTATGTCACTTGGGGTTCAAGTACATTAGCTTCATTCAGTAACTGGGTTGGTATTACGAAAGGCATTACATCATTCTTACCAGAAGTATATGAAGGTCGTGCTGGTAAACCTAGAGGCGCAGAAGAAATGTGGCGTAGTGTGTATTTCTTAGGGAATATCCTCTTAAGATTAGCTAGCTTATACAATGGTCAAAACGGAAGAACAGCAAACGAACCTATTGTTAAATCATTTGTATATAGTAGTCGTTATAATAATTCTGGCGTTAAACCATTTTCACTTATCGCTAAAGATGGATATCAACGTATGTTGATGACACAACAACGATTTAAAGTTACTGCAAATGGTTTTGTTGAATTAAATGGATCAATCACAGTTCAGTTATCTAAAGATACAGTATTTGGCGTTAATCCCGGAGTTGCACAAAACTATAATCCATTTAGTGGTAATGGCAAAACAAGAAGACGTCAATTGTTTAAAATTGAGCAAAAATTAAAAGCTGGCACTCATACCATTCCATTACATGCGGTAGCACCCGTTCAATTCTCCACAACATCACCAGACAACGTTAAACGTACAAACGAAGTTATGGCAGTGGTAGACGTAATGAGAAAAGAAGGATATGCAAAAGTATTGAATATGGTACTTAATGTTAAATTCACGCCTAGTCATTCTCACAATGCTGTTCAAATGTTCACTTCAACAGGATATGGTAACCAAAAAGAACAAACATTCAAACAAATCTATCCAAATAAACCAGCACCGTTTGATGTTCGTAATAAGATTATTACTAAAAAATAAGGAGGTTTTTAAATGGACGGTTTGAAAAAAGAAGCGAAAATCACAGTTGTTGATGAGCCACGCTTGAAACCTATTACTGATGAGAATATTGGTTTTTACAACATGGATATCAATACAGCAGTTTTAACGTTTCAAGTAAGAAAACAAGATTATCCATTAGAAATCAGTAAAGTGAATACTGATATTTATGCTTACTTTGTATCTGATAATGGTTCATCAACTGGACGTGTTCAAGTTGATTACGTTAATCCAATGCAAGGTATCATTCAACTCACTTTAGATAACGACTTCTTAAAAGCTGCAACAGACACTTATGTCACAGGTCAAATCTACATCAAAGCTGTTGGTCGTAAAGATACAGTTGTATTAAATGAATTCCGTTTCTATGTCAAAGATGCGTTAATTAATCAAATTGATGCAGATATCAAAATTAGTTATATTCGTGAAATTGACGATTTAATTGATAACTTCAAAGAAAAAATCGAAAGTGTTTCACAAAATTTTAGCGATATCGAAACAGCACAAGCTGATTTCACTGCGTTTGTAAATGCACAAAAAAATGCTTTCATTAAACAAGTTAATGATATGAAGAATGATATGAATGCATTTGCAAACAATACGCAAAAAGACCTTATAGATCGACTCAACTCAATTGACGACAAAATGTTGAAAACGCTTAGTGAATTGGAAAATGGTAAAGAAAATTTTGTTACTGAAGATGAGTTAAATACGTTACTTGCAAACTATCCAACCAACGAACAACTCGCTACACAATTAGACGGTAAAGCTAATGTCGGAGACGTTACTCCGTCTGAACCTACTGAAATACCAGATTTAGATGCAATCATTAAAGAAAAAGTCGACGAAGCAGTAGCTAACGCTTCATTACAACGTTTCGCATTCACTGACAATGACGGTTATATTCCAAGAATCGATAGTCCTGACTTACACACTATGAGCGGCATCGAGTCTTCAGGATTCTATTATGCGTATAATCCAGTTAACTCACCCGACCCTGATAATCAAAGTGGTTACTTATTCGTTATGTCAAGAAGTTCTAGCTATAAGAAAGTATTGTTCTTACCGTTCAACAAACACAGAATTTACTCACGTAATATGATGGGAAGTACAACGGGTTGGGGAAGTTGGTACGATGCAACTCAAGGTGTAATAATAGGAGAAATAGACCTTGGAATTAACGAAGAAGATGGAATGATTGCAGACGACGTGGATACTGAAGAACTTACCGCAGACGAAACTCAATAGAAAGAAGGTGCTAATTATTGAAGTACAATTTTAATGAAGTTCTCAACTTCATTCTTTTGTCAGGATTAGGCGCTTTTACTTTTGCGAGAGGTTTCTTCTTCACTCAAAGGCAAGAGGATGTTTTGAGTGATAGTGATTTTTACGTCGCTTTACATCAGATTATGCCAATTTGGGTGTGGGGCGTTATTATCATGGTTGTCAGTTCGTTGCTAATAATTGCTGCGTTCTTTTTACCAAGACAAAGTACAAGTATTGTCTGCAACTATTTATTATTAATAGGCGGATTTGGATGTTCTATCCTTTATTTCCTAATGACATCGGCAAGCATCTATAACGCTATCAATTGGTTGTCTACCATTCAATTCAGCATCTTATCAGCAGTATGTCTTGTGATTGGGTTCATCGGAGGTGCTGACATCTATGAAAGAAGATAAATACGTCACTTATGAAGAATGGCGCATATCACGAGAGAATATCCTCGAGAAGATAAAAGAAGGCGATGACGAGAACCTAAGATACATCAATGAATTGAAAGAAAAGATTGCAGAAGGAAACGTCTATCAAAGACAATCGTTTGAAGTTCAGAAAGATACGAACAAACAAATGAAACAATTGAATGATACTAACAATAAACAATGGGATGCAATTAAAGAAATTAAGTTTGTCGTCAAAAATCATGAAGATGATATCGGGAGATTAGAAGGAACGATCTCAGAAAAACAGAAGAATAGCGTACAAATTACTGTGGCTCTCATAGGCACTGCTGGAACAATCATAGTCGGTGCCTTTGGGTTAGCGCAGTATTTTTTTTAAGGCGGTACTTATGTACCGTCTTTTTATTATGCAAAAAAGGAAGGTGGATAAATGGCAATTTTACCTTCAAGCGGCAAACCAACCGCTAAACAAGTTGCGTCTTGGGCGAAGTGGTTGGCTAAAAATAGATTAGGTGTCAATATTGACGGTGCGTATGGCTATCAATGTTGGGACTTGCCTAACTACATCTTTGAAAGATATTGGGGATTCAGAACATGGGGTAATGCTAATGCGATGGCACGACGTTCACAATATCCTAATAGAACATGGAAGATATATAAATATAGACCTGGTTTCGTTCCGAAACCTGGCGATGTAGCAGTATACACTTATGGTTGGGCTGGACATACTAACATTGTAGTTGGTCCTAGTGATAAGAATGGCTATACGGCGGTAGACCAGAATTGGATTAACGCAAATAGTTATTACGGTAGTAAAGCAGCGATTGTTAAGCATAGTTATAGCGGCAATGGTGGTAGTCTCTACTTCGTCAGACCACCTTATAAAGAAGAACCTAAGGATACAAAGCCATCTAATGACAAAGGCGATGTTTCTTCAGACAGACCGAAACCGAAAACTAAAAAAGAACCACTTAAAAAACGAAAGATTATTACAGTAACCGCAGAAGATGATGAGAAAGTTGAATATCCTAGATTCATCCCCCACAGAATCGCTAATGGAGAATTAAGAAATCGTAAGCCTAAAGGTATATCAGTCAAGAATGCCGGAACAATGTGTTCTGTACAACAGATGTATTATGACAGAAACAAATACATTTCTAACGATGAATATCCACACTTCTACATTGACCGTCATCACATCTGGCAACCACGATATACAGATATCAAAGTGCCTAGTGAACCTGACCATATTGTGATTGAAGTGTGTGGAGATTACAGCGATACCAAAACAGATTTCTTACTTAACGAACTACATGCAATCATATTTGGCGTTGGGCAACTACAAAGGTATAAAATTCCAATTAAACAATCATCAGTGAAGGTAACTGACGACTTGTGGCGTACCGTTATGGAACATGGTAACTTTGACCCTCTAATCGACGGTAAGCCTTCTTCTAAGGTTCTTGACAGGGTTGAAAAAGCACTACTTGGGTTATACAAAGATAAAAACAAGATACTCAAAGAAGTGAGAAATGGTAAAACAACTAAAGTTAAAATTAAAGTTAAGAAGAAAGAAAGCTCATCATCATCGTCGTCATCATCTTCATCATCGTCGTCAAGAAAAAAAGTATCTAGTAAGCCTAAAGTTATGGTTGTTTACAGTAATTACTCATTTAAACGAGCGGTTGATATTCAAATGACAAAATGGCCACAAATCAACTACGGTACAGGTTGGTACAATGCTAGTCGAACGGCTACATTAAAAGCGATGAACAGTTTAGAGGTTTGGAACAGTTCAACTCAGAAATATCAAATGCTTAACTTAGGTAAATATCAAGGCATATCAGTAAGCAAGTTAAATAAAATACTCAAAGGTAAAGGTACTCTGTCCGGACAAGGTAAAGCTTTCGCTTCAGCTTGTAAGAAATATAACGTGAATGAAATCTACTTAATTGCACATGCATTCTTAGAAAGTGGATATGGTCGTTCCGCTTTCGCTAGCGGACGTTACGGCGTTTATAACTACTTCGGTATTGCTGCTTATGACAGCAACCCTAACTACGCTATGACATTTGCTAGAAATCAAGGTTGGACTACTCCTTCTAAAGCTATCATCGGTGGAGCTAAGTTTGTTAGAAGAGGATATATCGATAAAGGCCAACAAACTTTATACAGAATGCGTTGGAACCCACAAAGTCCCGGCAATCATCAATATGCTACTGATGTACGTTGGGCGCAACATCAAGCAAATACAATTAAAAGTTTATATGATGAAATCGGTCTAAAAGGTGAACACTTTATACGTGACCGATACAAACAAACATAGGACTACATGCTGACAGCGTGTGGTCCTAATTTTATGTAAAAGAGGTGCTTAAATGGAAACGTTCAAACAAGGTAAAGTAACTGCTCGTATAGATGAGCGAGGTATTGACTTAGGTAATATTAATGTCAATCTTTACACAATGGATAACTCTACTTCTGCGTTAGATATTCATATTAAAAAACGTAATATCTTTAGCGAAGAAAAAGAGTTTATTCCAGTAAATTTAAATCAAACAAGTTTTAGACCTGTATTACATCTAATCACTGAAGATAACTCTATTTTTACTAATGAAGAATTAGAAGTAGTTAAAGCAGAAGAAGGATATGTACGTTACAACGTGTCCGACTACGTAACAAGACATGTAGGGCGTGTACAAGCAAAATTATTCTTAATTGATAGTAGCAATTCGACTGATGATAGTTCACATGTGGCGGATTTCTATTTCAAAGTAAACGATAGTGGTATCACAAAAGCAATCGGTAAAGAAGTTCATGTTGATATGCTAGATGATATCGTTGAACGAATTTTATTAAAGGACATCGAACGTTTTAAAGGACCAAAAGGTGACAAAGGCGATACTGGTCCACAAGGGCCAAAAGGTGAACAAGGAGCAGATGGAATAGATGGCGAAATGGGTCCAGCAGGTCCAACAGGTCCTATGGGGCCTAAAGGGGATACTGGAGAAAAAGGTTTACAAGGCGAGCAAGGACCACCAGGTCCGGCAGGAGAAACACCAACATTACCAAATTTTTCTAATTGGCAAAAATTTAAATTAACTAATGATATTGGTAATCAAATAACTAATTTTAACAGCAATAATCCAATGACTAATGATAATCTTTTATCTACAAAAACAGGATTTTATTTTAACTTAAATTTTCAAAATTCTCCTAGTGGAGCTACTGGATATGTCTTTATCCAAGAGAATGAAGGAAATGGTAAAAAAATATATTATTCTTCGTATAATCGTAATGATTTATATATTAAAACTTATTCTGCATCAATCGGTTGGGTAGAATGGGAAAAAATAGGTAACGACTATATTGACACTGGGTGGCAACTTCTTCCATTGATTAATGGGGCGTCGCAAGCTGGAACTGCAAATCAACCAAAATATAAATTTGTTTCCATAAATAATACTAACATGCTATTTATTAGAGGAGCAGTCAGTAATGTTAGTTCAAAAACAATGGTTTTTGCGAAGTTGCCTACAAACATATCACAAAAAATAAGCAGTTATGCAGAGTATTCAAAAGTGAATATAAACTCATATCTGAATACATCAGCTATATATAATATAACTGTAACTTCGTCTGGAGAATTAAAAATAACATTTGATCCCAACAGTACATTAGATTCCAATACAGCTTATTATATCGAAGGAACAATATCATTATAGGAGAGTGTAGAATATGGAAACAAAACAAATTTATTTCTATGATGGCACATCATTTCTAGTTATGGAAAATGAAGATGGAGAATTAGAATACCCAGAAGAACAATGGACTGATATTGCACCTCCGGAAGGTATATATTCTCCATTTTATTTTGATGGTAAAAAATGGGTAGGTACGTCATATGAAGAATGGTTAGAACAACAACCTAAAAATGAAGTAGAAGAAACACCTGACGACAAAGATGTTTTAATAGCAGATTTAACATTACAATTAATGGAAACACAAAATACAGTAGTAAATTTACAGAATGATATGGCGAATTTAACATTACAAGTTTTGGAGAGTGGTAACAATGCGTAATATAGGTATTAGATACTATAAAATGGGTTTATATAACGAAGAACAGTTTGCTTTATTCGTAAAACGAGGTTTTGTAACAGAAGAAGAGTTTAAAGAATTAACTGGACAAGAGTATCAAGACATAGTTAAAGAATAACCATTTAAGTCGGCACTTTTATGTGTCGGCTTTTTATTTTGGATAAGGAGTGGAAGAAATGGAAAGTATTATTGCATTTGCAACAGTGATTTCAGTTATCACAATCGCATTAACACAATTGGTTAAGCAAGCTGGCGTACCTAAAAATATTGTACCTTTAATAGCTATTGGTATAGGTATCGTTTTAGGTGGTATTACAGCGTTTATCCCTGAACTTGTTACTGAATTATCAATCGGCGGTCGATTGCTTGCTGGTTTGATTAGCGGACTAATGGCTACTGGTATTTGGGAAACAGTTCGACCACGTACAGGTTCAACGAAAGATAAAAATAATAAAATAGGTGGAGGTCGTGCATAATGGCAGAAAAATGGAATGGCGTTCCCGTTAAATATGATTTTTTACCGATTGGGACACGTAGAAGTGGGCAACCCTTAACAAGTAAAAAACCATTATTTGCGGTAGCACATGATACAGGTAATCCTGAAACAACAGCACAAACAAACGTGAATTATTATAAAAATACGTATATGATTGATTGGTCAATCGTCGCAAGCGCTCATATTTTTGTTGATGATAAAGAATGTATTGTCTGTATTCCAGTTACCGAAAAAGCATGGCACGTTTTATACAATACGCCAACTGACAACCAATGGTATAACGCTGATGCAAATGATGTAGCGTTTGGCGTGGAAGGTAGTTACTTCCCTAGTAGTCAAAAACGTTCTCGTAAGTCATTAGATAATATGGCACGTGTATTAGCTTATTTATGTAATTATTGGGACATTGATTACAAAACAGAAGTGCCAGGTCACCAAGACATTCAAGCTGATAAAATTGATCCCGGAAACTTATTAGAGGCTTGCGGATATTCACGAAACGTTAAGCATTTAGATAAACAGATTGCTAAATATATTAATGGCGTTAAACCTGCACCAAGTAAGAAATTATCAACGAAAACAAGCAAAAAGCCGACACCTTCGCCCAAAAGTGTGGTTAAGTATAAACAAGCAATTGAATACATGCACAGTCTGAAAGGTCAGTTTGTAGATTTTGATAATATGTATGCTTATCAATGCGCAGATTTAAGTGTAGATTTCATCTATCATGTGACTGGTGGCGTAAGATTTTATGGTAATGCCAAAGAATTGCATACTTTAAATGCTATGCCTAAAGGTTGGAAAGTAGTTAAAAATACAAGAAATTATGTTCCTCCTATTTGCGCTATTGCAGTGTATACTGAAGGTATTTATAGAGAATGGGGGCATACAGGCTTAGTTTGGGATAATTCAGGTGGTACAAATACATTCACAATCTTAGAGCAAAACTATGATGGAAATGCCAATACACCAGCTAAATTACGTGAAGATGATTACACAGGCTTAACGCATTTCATTGTACCAGACTTCGCTGACGATAGCGTTGATTTAACTGATATTAAAGAAGTGAAAAAATCAGAACGTAAATCTAACAGTTCAATTTCAGTAAATAAAAAGCCACCTAAAAAATTAACTTGGAGTAACCAAGCATATTTCAAAGCGATTGCTGATAACGCAGGTGTCACTATTTGTAGACCTAACCATAATAATGTAATGGTTACAACAAATGAAGAGTATAAACCAGGCGACGTATTCTATGTTTATGAAATTCGTGATGGTTGGGCTAGAGTTTACAGTCCAAGTAACGATGGTTATGTATGGTATGAACGCTTAATCGTTAAGGATGTTTATAAAACAGCAGGCGGTAAAAAGTTTGCGAAGAAAGCTGATAAGCAATCGGTAGCACAACGCAATATCATTAAAGATACAACAGGTTTAAAAGTGAATAGTATTCCACCTTTAAACATGAAGAAATCGTCTAAAGCTAAATTCAGAGCGCGTGTTGATTATTACGGTGCATCGTTAGTTAAATTCAAAGGTAAAGAGTGGTATGTAACAAACAACACTTATAGAGCAGGATATGATCAGTTCTATATCTTTGAAATTAAGGACGGTTGGTGTCGTGTTTATTCTAGAAATAATAACGGTTGGATATGGTACGAGCGATTGAGAATCATAGAAGTATATTAATATGTTTAATTAATTTGCAATAACCTTGTTAAAGTTTATACATGCTAGTATAATACATTCAGACGACATTTCACTATTAGTTCGTAGGGATAAGCATAACGGTGCTTGTCCCTGTTTTTTTATGTTATAAAATATCGTACCTTTTTAAGTAGTTGTGCCCATTTTTAATTTTATAATCATAAATTTGTTGTTATTTTTACGTTTACATATTAATATGTAAATATATTAGGAGGAGATCTTTATGCAAAAAATTTTCAAAACAATAGCCACAGCATACATGATTTCTGGAGATATGAATGGATATTATGGTAAAAAAAGAAATGAATTACGTAAAAATAGCTTACAATCGAGAAGTGATATAAATCAATTAGAAAGTGATTGGTACGCTACAGGTGCAGATATGCAAAAAGCTTTAAACGCATATCCAAAAGTAAAGGAACTAAATCATGGATACTGATACAAAACAGTCTAACGATGCAGAAGTGTTAGAAAGAAAACTAGAGAATGCTAATAATAGTGATGAAAGACGCGAAATTATAGCACGTGAAATTTCTTTAACTAAAAGTGGACCTCTTCCAGACCCTGAGGATTTTAAAAAATATGAAGAAGTTTTACCAGGTTCAGCTAACAGGATTATGGAAATGGCTGAAAAGAACCAGCAGCATAGAATGAACTTAGAAATTGTGGAGCAAGAAAAGTACTACAAAAGTAATGATTCAATTACGACAAAAGGAATTAATTCAAGTACGATTATTTCCATCGCGGGGATTATAGGATCAGTAGTATTAGGTATATTTGGAAAAGAATGGGCAGCAGGCATTATTGGGACTTTATCTTTGGGAAACATAGTGGTAAGTATGATTAACGCTACAGTAAATAATATAAGAAGAAAAGAGGACTAGTAACCGTATCTTAATAGGTACGGTTATTTTTTTATGCGTAATTTTCGAAAAAATAGATAGAAACTATTGCTTTTATATCTCGTATGAGATATAATTGTATTATAGTAAAGGAGGGACAAACGAAATGAACCGAAGACGAAGAAATAAAAAAGAACGTCAACAAGAACTAACGATTTGGTTAATGGTAGCGAGCCTAATAATTCAAATCATAGCACTTATTAAAACGTTCTTCTAAACAGGTTAGGGCGAAAGCCCTTAACCTCATTATATATGGAGGTGCATAAGATGAAAAGTGAAAAAAGAATTACAATTACATTTTATCTATCAATCGTTATTTTAATACTATCAATTATAAATTTAATACTAACATTCTAAATCGATTCGGTTCATTTCTAAATTTATGAATAATTTAAGCGAAATAAAAAACACCATACAAAAATTATTGGATGATAAATCAATTTCAAATTACAGAATACAAAAAGACACTGGTGTATCATATGGAAACATTAGTGAATTGAGAAATAAAAAAAGACAATTGAAAAACTTAACCTTGGAAACAGTCGAAAAACTATATAATTATCAAAAAGGGATAGAAAAAATGAACGAATTACAAAACAAAATGGTTGAAGGTGTAGTATTAGGAGAAGTTGAATTAGTAGAAGGATTACAACAATACTTTATCGATATTGAGGGAGATTACGAGTATAATGTAGAATTTGCCACACTTTCAGAAGTTGATTATAAAGTTTGTGCATTATATGAAGTTGCTACAAGCAAAACTTACGAAGTCCCTTATCACGATAAATTAGAAAAAGAAGATATGAAGTTATTTTATGATAAATGGTTAGAAAAAGATCAACAGGAAGAAACTTATATCGAGAGCGTATTCTTCGTAAATAGAGAAGATGCAGAAAGTTATATTAAAGATGTATTGAAAGGTAAAGAAAGTTTAACAGAAGTTGCTGCAGAAATTGGATATTTTGAATAAAACACAAACCACGTTCTTCATGAGCGTGGTTTTTTATGTGAGGGACTCGGGTCCCTAAAAAGTCCCTAAAAATTTGTATTATATGGTGTATTATTAATAGGCAAAATAAAAAGAACCCCGTCGTTATGGGGTTCTTAATTTCGAAAAGTGTTTAATTTTCGGTTAATAGCGTCCTGGGAGGGATTCGAACCCCCGACCGATGGCTTAGAAGGCCATTGCTCTATCCAGCTGAGCTACCAGGACATGAATTTTTAACACAAGAATTATTATAGCTAAAGAAACCTTATTTAGCAATAGCTTTAATATAAAAAAAGTTTATATTTTTCACTAATTATGTGTATTTGTAACTCATATCGACGATGTGCAAGTGCAATAACACATAAAGTCGAGCAATTGAATTAATATCTTCAAGCCATATGGACGCAGAAGTAATCAAATGTATAGAACCAATAGGATGCATTATAAGCAACTATGAACAAACTATAAACATTTATGAATAAAGTAATAAATAGATCACAAGTGTTGAAATTATTCTCATCTATTATTCATATACTCAATCCAATTACTAAATAAAAGTACCATGATAAATAGTGAAATACAGAAATTAATAAAGTTGCAATGACCAACATTACGATTAATTAAATAGTTGAAAAGGACTAGAGTATATTCACTTGTCTGTTTAAATAAATGGTTGTATTGAGAATCCTAGACTTGCAATGGTCTCTTAGTAGGTTAAAGCGTTTATAAAACAAGGTGAATTTTAAAGAAATATAAAGCTAATGTAAAGGTATTGTAAACGTTTGCAGAATTGTCAGATTTTGCACAACATATTTGAATGCCTAAGTGTGTTTTATATAATCAAAGGTCTACAGTTTTGATGTCTAATTTATAAGTTAAGAAAGATAGAACGCAAATAGCATAAATCACTATATAGTATAAGTAACAAAACGATAGGTAAACAAAAACTTACCAATTAATCGTTTTTGGTTTTAAGAAATAGCTTAATGTATCTATTGAATTTCATACATTAAGATTTAAATACTTTAAATAAAAAGAAATGGAGCGATTTAAATGTCAAAATTAGTACAAGCAATTTCAGATGCAGTTCAAGCAGGCCAAAACCAAGATTGGGCTAAATTAGGTACAAGCATTGTAGGTATCGTAGAAAACGGTGTTGGCATTTTAGGTAAATTATTCGGATTCTAAGTTTCCACATATAACATTTATTGAAAATATAAATAAACATTATAAAGGAGATAGTAATCATGGAAAAAATCGCAAACGCAGTAAAAAGTGCAATTGAAGCAGGTCAAAACCAAGACTGGACTAAATTAGGTACAAGTATCTTAGATATCGTTTCAAACGGTGTTACAGAATTAAGTAAAATCTTTGGTTTCTAAATTTAAAAATCAAACAATTTAAATATATAAAATTAAAAGAATGGAGCGATTTAAATGTCAAAATTAGTACAAGCAATTTCAGATGCAGTTCAAGCAGGCCAAAACCAAGATTGGGCTAAATTAGGTACAAGCATTGTAGGTATCGTAGAAAACGGTGTTGGCATTCTAGGTAAATTATTCGGATTCTAAGTTCGACTAACAACATTTTATTAATATAAATAAACAATACAAAGGAGATAAATATCATGGAAAAAATCGCAAACGCAGTTAAAAGTGCAATTGAAGCAGGTCAAAACCAAGACTGGACTAAATTAGGTACAAGTATCTTAGATATCGTTTCAAACGGTGTAACTGAATTAAGTAAAATCTTTGGTTTCTAATTTAACGTTTATTTTAAAACTTAGTTTAAATCATAAAAATTATAGAGAAATGGAGAGATAAATATGCAAAAATTAGCAGAAGCAATTGCAGCAGCAGTACAAGCAGGACAAGATAAAGACTGGGGTAAAATGGGTACAAGCATCGTAGGTATCGTAGAAAACGGAATCAGTGTTTTAGGTAAAATTTTCGGCTTCTAA